CATCGGAAGCGCTGCCCTCGCATGAACATCACCGATTTCGATGACGTGCTCGGCAGCAGCGAAGCGCCGCCGCGGCGCGGCCGCCCAACAAACGAAGAGCGTGAGCGTCGTCGCCAAGAGGTCGCTGCGCAGGCCGATTTTCAGGCTGCGGTGCGCAACGCCGGGCGCGGTCATGGTGAGTTCCAGGCGCAGGACTTCTTCGGACTCTGCACCAAGAACCAGATCGCGCGGCTGATGCACATGGACCCGATGACGCTCAACGCGCGGCTCGAAAAGTGCAAGCCCGCGGGCATGGTAGGGTCAGGGCGCCCGGTCTACTACTTCCACGAGGTGATTCCGTACATCGTCAAGCCGAAGATGGACATTGGCACGTACCTGAAGACCCTCAACCCCGGCGACATGCCCAACTCGATCAACAAGACGTTTTGGGAAGCCGAGCGCATCAAGAACAAGGTGCTGATCGAGACGGGCGAAGCCTGGCACGATGCCGACGTACTCGAAGTGCTCGGCTCGGTGTTCATGCTGTTCAAGGACCGCTTGCCGCTGATCACCGAAGGGATGCGCGAAGCGGGACTGACCGACGAGCAGTTCGAGAAGCTGCAGGAGTTCACCGACCAGTTGCAGAAGGATCTCTACGCCGAGCTGGTCGAGTTGCCGAAGAAGCGACAGACGCGGTCACGAGCGGCGGGGATCAACGTGGGCGAGGACGTTGTTGGGGAGGCGGGGGAGTGACCTACGCCTCCCTCGAAGAGATGGTGCTTGCCGCCGCCGAAGCGGTGCGGCCGCCCGAGCGCATCACCGTCAGCCAAGCCGCAGAGCGCTACCACATCATCAAGATGGCTGGTCAGCACAGCGGCCCGTTCAGCCTCGGCAAGACGCCGTACCTGCAAGAGCCGATGGACGTGCTGACCAGCCTCGACCACACCGGCATGGTGTTCGTCGGCCCGGCTCGAACGGGCAAGTCCGCCATGTTCATCAACTGGCTGTGCCACACCGCAATCACTGATCCCGCTGACATGATGCTGGTCCACATGAGCCAGAACACGGCGCGCACATGGTCGCAGGAAGACCTCGCCCGCGCGATCCGCAACAGCCCCGACCTCGCTGCGCGGATGCGCCCCGGCCGGCAGAACGACAACGTGTACGACAAGAAGTTCCTTTCGGGCATGGGCCTCGAAATCACCTGGCCGACGATTAAGAACCTATCGGGCAAGACCAAGCGCTACTGCTGGATCATGGACGCTGATCGCATCAAGCCGCAGATCGTCGAAAATGAAGGTCATGTGTGGGATCTGACCAAGAAGCGCACCGGCACCTACAAGCGCTACGGCATGACCGTGGCAGAGGCGAGTCCCGGCTTTCCGGTGAGCGACGCCAAGTGGATTCAGCCAGTCGACGAGCCGCACGCCGCACCGCCGGCCGACGGTATCCTGGCGCTTTACAACCGCGGCGATCGGCGCCGTTGGTATTGGCAGTGCCTGTTTTGCGGCGACTGGTTCGAACCTCGCTTCAAGCTGATGCGCTGGCCGAATAGCACCGACCACATGGAAGCTGCTGAGCAGGCACACATGGCCTGTCCCCACTGCTTCGAGGCGAACAAGGACCCGTTCACATTTTCGATGCTTCCCGAACTAAACGCCGGTGCGCGCTGGATCAGGGAGGGGCAGCGCATGATCGGCAACGAGTTGGTCGGCAAGCCGCGGCGCTCCGACATCGCCTCGTTCTGGATGTTCGGCCCCGCAGCAGGTCTCGCGACTGACTGGAAGGCGCTGGTGCTGTCCTACCTGCAAGCCTGCGACGAGTACGAGAAGACGGGTTCTGAGGGCAACCTGATGACGACCGTCACGGTCGACCAGGGCGAAGCCTATGTGCCCAAGGCGCTCGAAGGCGGGATGCTTCCCGAGGTGCTCAAGGCGCGCGCCGAGGATTGGGGCGGCCACGACGAAAACGGTATCCCGTTCGTGCCCGCGGGCGTGCGGTTCCTGATCGGCACGATCGACGTGCAGGCCGGCGGCCGCCCGAGCTTCGTGGTTCATATCTTCGGCATCGGCGAAGGCTTCGACATCTACCACGTCGATATGTTCAAGATCACCAAGGCGGCCCGCCGCGACGACGCGACCAATGAGCGACACGGGCTCGACCCCGCCGCGTATCCCGAAGATTGGGACGTGCTCAAGGATCAGGTGCTGGCCCGAACCTATCCGCTCGCCGATGGCAGCGGGCGCAGGATGGCGCTCAAGCTGACCGTCTGCGATTCGGGCGGCAAGGACGGCGTCACGCGCAACGCCTATGAGTTCTACCGGCGGCTGCGCAGCGCAGGCGAGGCGAAGCGCTTCCACCTGGTCAAAGGCTCCCCCTCGAAGACCGAAACCGCGACGATCCGCCACACGCTGCCCGATGCTCAGCAGAAGGACAAGATGTCGATCGCCCGCGGCGACGTGCCGGTGTGGTTGATCAATTCGAACATCGTCAAGGACACCGCGTCGAACATGCTGCACCGCGCCGAGCCTGGCGGCATGGTCCACTTCCCCGCATGGGCGGCCGACTGGCTTTACAGCCAGCTCACCACTGAAATCCGGATGCCCGACGGATGGAAGAACCCGAACCAGCGCCGCAACGAAGCCTTCGACCTTCTCGCCTACTGCATCGCTGCGTGCGATCTGCCCGACATCAGGATACGCTTCCTTGATTGGGAGAAGCCGCCAGGTTGGGCGGCGCCATGGGACACCAACGACCTGGTGACAACGGCGGATGGCGCTGCGCCGTTCAGTGCGGACGCCGCGCGCCCCAAGCGCACCCTGGCAGAACTGGCGAAGCGGCTCGGTTAGCGGTGGGCCAGGCGGCGCGCGCGTTCTTCGGCGAGCGCGAGCGCGGCTTGGCTGCGCACGTTGCCACTGATGCTGTTGAGCAAACCGTACCCACTGCGATCCAGCGGAATGGGTTCATCGCGAGTGAGCAGCAAGCGGAGTGCAAGCCATTCCGATTCGCACGCGGCGGTCGCATCATCAGCAAGAACGTCGCCGTCGGTGTTGCTCCGCACCCCGGCCAGCATCGTGCGCTGCATTACGCAGCGGCGAAACTCGTCATATTTCAGGAGGACATCGGCCCGGCTCGCCATTGTGTCAGCCATCAGCAGTGCGGCAAGGATCAGCATTACGGCAAAATGACCACAAACGACCAAAACTTCAAGACACACCTGAAAATTATTCACTGTCAACATTTAGTTGAGTTTCCACCTACCGCGTGATACTCGGCCCCAATGGCAACAGACACCGCGACACTGCTTGCAGATGCGAAAGCCGCTTATCATGACCTGTTGACGGGCAAAGCCGTCGCGTCGGTGCGCGATCAGAGCGGCGAGGAAATTCGCTACACGCAGGCTGATCGCGCGGCGCTCGCCGCATACGTCTCGCGGCTGCAATCCTTGGTGGACGCTGCCGCCAATCCGTGCGTGCACCCCGTCGGCCCCATGCGGATCTGGTTCTGATGGCGATCACCACCCAATTTGATGATCTGCTGGAAGGTGCCACCCTTCCGGTAGTGCCGCCCGCATCGGAGCAGGTTCCCGCCGGTGCGGGCGGCGAACGCGCCATGGGTGCGTTCGAGGGTGCTGACCGGTTTCACCACGACCTCGCGCTGTGGCGGCCGTCGCTCGGCTCGGCAGACCTTGACATCATCCCTGCCATGCAGGTCAGCGACTCGCGGTCGCGCGACATGCTGCGCAACGACGCCTACATTCAGGGCGGCGAGAAGTTGCGCCAGGACAATGTCGTGGGCGCGCAGTTCGTGCTCAACGCGAAGCCGTCGAGCCGGGTGATCTTCGGAAAGGCCGACGACTCGTGGGAGGCCGAGTTCCAGGAAGAGGTCGAGGAAATGTTCGACCTCGCGGCGGAGTCGCCCGACAACCTGTTCGACGCCTCTCGCATGAACACGTTCACGGGGTTGGTGCGCCTCGCCGTTGGCGTCCACCTGGCAGGCGGCGAAGTGCTCTCCACCGTCGAGTGGATCAAGGACGGTCGCCCGTTCAGCACCGCGATCCAGATGATCGACAAGGATCGGCTGTCGACGCCGACCGTCACCTATTTCCCGGTGGGCACCAACATTCGTGCCGGCATCAAACTCAGCCCGTTCGGCGCCCCGATCAGCTACTTCATTCGGACCATTCACCCGGCCGACTTCTACTCGAACTTCGGGCCGATCCCCCCGTTCCCGACGTGGAACGAAGTGCCCATCCGCAAGCCATGGGGGCGGCTGCAGGTGATTCACATCATCGAGCAGCGCCGCGCCGCGCAGACTCGCGGCATTCCCGAGATGACCGCAGCGCTCAAGGAGATGTATATCTCCAAGCGCTTCCGCGACGTGACGCTGCAGAACGCGGTGACGCAGGCGCTCTACGCGGCCTCGATCACCTCGGAGCGGCCGCCGGCCGAAGCGTTCGCACTGCTCGGCGGCGGTCAGATCAACGCCGCGTCGTTCGAGCAGATGCAGACCGACTACCTGACCGGCTACATGAACTCGATCGACCAGTTTGCCGGCAACGCGGACAACCTGCAGGTCGACGGGGTCCGCATTCCATGGTTGCCGCCCGGCACGAAGATGGAGATGATTTCGCCAGGCAAGGGCGGGCCGCTCGGCATGGAGTTCGAGCAGTCGCTACTGCGTTACATCGCCGCCAGCCTCGGCGTCAGTTACGAGCAACTCAGCCGCGACTACACGCACACGAACTACTCGTCGGCCCGCGCAGCGATGGCCGAGACGTGGAAGTTCATGAACTCGCTCAAGAAGTCGGTGGCTGACCGGTACGCCACGATCATTTACCGGCTGTGGCTGGAAGAGGCGATCAACAACAACCGGCTGACGACGTTCCCCGCCTCGAAGGCGGCGCTGCTCTACGACAACAACCAGTTGAGCCAGTCGTTCGACGCGATTTCGCGCTGCGACTGGATCGGCGCGTCGCGCGGCCAGATCGACGAGCTGAAGGAAACGCAGGCCGCGGTGATGCGCGTCCAGAACAACCTCTCGACGATGGAAGAGGAAATCGCGCGGCTCGGCGGCGACTGGCGCAAGAAGCTGCGCCAGCGCGCGCGCGAAGCCCGTCTGATCAAGGATCTCGAAGCGGCGAACAAAATCAGCCTGACGACGCCGACCGCGATCACCAAGCCATCGCCGACCAATCAGGGAGCGTCGCACCAGTGAGCACCACCAACCCCCTCATCGCGGCGTTTGCCGGCGAGCCCGCCCTGGTCGAGCCGTCGATGTCGGATCGCTTCGAGGCGTGCCTGCGCGAAGCCGTTGCGCACCCCCACTTTGCACGCACGCAGATGGCGGTGGCGTCGATGGGCGACGACTTCTGGCCGTCAGCCGATGACGATTGGGGCTGCTTCGTGCGGCCCTATTTCGTCGCTGACGGCATCTTGCAGATCCCGGTCAGGGGGGTGCTGCTGAACAACTTCCCTTATGCGTTCGGCCAGTGGGCGACCGGGTATGAGTATATCTGGCAGGCGTTCAAGCGCGGTTGCGGCGACTTCGCGACCGGCGTGATCAAGGGCATTGCGCTCGTCGAGGACACGCCAGGCGGCATGGTGGCAGGCTGCTTCGACGCCGTCGACAAGATGGTGGCGATGAAGGCACAGGTTGGCGTGCCCGTGCGCGCCTTCGCCCACGAGTCCGCATACTCAGCCGGCTACGCGATCGCCACCGTGGCAGATCAGATCGTCGTGAGCCGCACCGGTGGCGTCGGCTCGATCGGCGTGGTCACCAGTCACGCCGATATGTCAGGCGCCTTGGCACA